TCAAATCTATCTCACATGAAATCCCAAAACCCGCATAATACCGCACAAACATTGCAGAAACCCGCAAAAAACTGCAAATTTGTAAACAAAATGTCGCAAACAATGCATACATACGAAAATTTTATCATAGAGTCTCGTTTACGTGGCGTCAAGGACAAAAAGCAGCTACAACGCCTGTATGCTGCCGAGTTCCCCGACTCCATCACATTCGATGCCGACTACAAAGCAGCCCTGCGCACTATCGACAGCTACTATAACCGCGACACCATTGCCGGCACTGCTGAACTGGTGCTGCACCTTTGGAAGCTGTACGAACAAGCCCAGGATGATGGCAACATCAAAGAGGCTCGCATGATTATAGGCCAGATACACGCCTACACCATTGCCAGCCCTCCAGCCGAGTCAACCGCCAAAGAGGTAGACATCTTCGCACGCCCGGGCAAGCGGAAGACTGGCGGGTAACACATTCCCGACGTCAGGAAAACGATAACCATAACACTGCCGGCACTGCCAGTAACAGCCGGCGCAACAATGCCGGTAACGGCCGGCGCAAAACAACAACCATGCAGACAAACCAACAAGTTCAAATCAAGCGCCTGCGCTGGAACGCAGACAAAACACCGATAGAGGGCACAGTCATCACCAGCAGCATCACCGGCTGCACCATTCGCATTGCCGGCCGTGAAATACAATTCAATCGCATAGGTATCTCTACATGCCTGCGCTATCAGATTGTTAACCCTGTAAATTTCACCCATGGGTAAATCGCGCGGCAAAACCAGCACCAAGGCCGCAACACACTCCCTGTTAGGCTACGAGCAGTACATAGACTCGGTGCTTACCGGCAAGCGCAACGCCGGACTACTAGAGCGGCAGGCCGTTGAACGTTTCAACAGCCTGCGCACACGCTCCGACATTGTGTTTGACGCAGAGGAGGTAGCCTATGTAATTTCAGTCATCCGAAAATTTAGGCATACCGGCGGCCACTATCAGGGCAAGCTATTCGAGATAATGCCGTGGCAGGAATTCTGCATCGCGCACATCTTCGGCCTAAAATGGAAGCACTCCGGCCTGCGGGTAACACGCAAGGCTTACATCGAAATCAGCAAGAAAAACGGCAAGTCCGAGTTCGCCGGTGCACTAGGGTTGTACGGCACATTCTTCGACGGCGAGGGCGGCGCTGAGGTGTACAGTGCTGCTAACAAGTACGACCAAGCGGGTATCAGCTGGAGTTGCGCAAGCTACATGGCCAAAAAACTAGCAGAGGATGTGCCACAGTTCGGAAGCGTGTGTAAAATTTACGACTCCATCAACACCAGACAAATCCAGAACAAGCAAAACAACTCGTTTTTCAAACCTTTGGCGGCTGACTCCAAAACCCTCGACGGGCTGCGGCCTCACTTCGCCATCATTGACGAGTTCCACGAAGCCCCTGATGACTCGGTACTAAAGAACCTTGAAACCGCCATGGTAAACCGCCAACAGCCCCTGCTGATGGTGATCACCACTGCCGGCTTCAACATCAACGGAGCCTGCCATCAATACCGCAAAGTAATTGCCCATATCCTAGCAGGCAGCGCCACAGATGATACAGTATTTGGGCTGGTATTCAGCCCCGACGAAAACGACGACTGGAACGATCCGGTTTCATGGGAAAAGGCCAATCCCTCACTAGGCCAAACCCCAACACTAGAGGGCTTGATGACAATGCACCGCAATGCAGTCAACGAGGGCGCCAGCAGCGAAGTGAATTTCAAAACCAAAAACCTGAACATCTGGGTACGTTCGCAAAAAACATGGATACCCGATGCCGTCTGGATGGCAGGCCAGCAGCCGATAGTACCTGAGGCGCTGTTAGGCCGCAAATGCTGGGCTGCCTTGGACTTGTCAGCAAGCCGAGATCTCACCTCGTTCGGCCTGATGTTCCCACCCGAACGAGAGGGCGAGCCGTTCATATTTATCTGCCGGCACTACGTACCAGCCGACAACGCAGACGAACGTGTAAAACGCGACAGAGTGCCATACCACGACTGGCACCGCAAAGGGCTGGTAATATACACCGACGGCAACGTTATCGACCAAGACTACATCAAGGCCGACATTCAGCAGGCCGGCACACTGTACGACATCCAAGGCCTCTACTACGACCCTTGGCAGTCAACCAAGCTAGCGGTAGAACTTGCCAGCGAGGGCGCACCCATGGTGGAATTTCGCCAAACGGTGACAAAGTTCAACGAGCCCATCCGCATGATTGAGCAGCTAATCAGTCAGCAGCTGCTCCAGCACGGCGGTGACGACGTACTGCGCTGGATGGCCGGCAACGTAGTAGTCAAGCACAACAACGGACTGGTGAAATTCGACAAGGACACAAGCCGCGAAAAGATTGACGGCATGGTAGTCATGGCTATGTGTTTTGGCGGCTACCTTGAGTGGATGAAAAAGAATGAGGAGAGTGTGTATAACGTTGGGGAGTTGAGGGTGATGTAAAATTAAAGACATGGAATACAAATTCATAAACGGCGATTGTATGCACCCCGATTATGGGCTGCCATCGTACCCTGATAAGTTTTTTGACTTGGCTATTGTTGATCCGCCGTATGGCATAAAACGAGACGGGCAAAAAGAAACAAATACAAAAAACAGCAAGCACAAGAGAAAACACATTGAACAAAAGAACTGGGATAACAATACGCCTGATAAAGCATATTTTGACGAGTTATTCCGCGTTTCAAAGAATCAAATAATCTGGGGAGCAAATTATTATCCTCAGTATTTGTTTCCATCAATGGGCTGGGTATTTTGGGATAAAGGACAAGACCTATCAATGAGCGACGGTGAATTAGCCTTTACATCATTCAGCAGGGCACTTAGGCGTGTTAAAATAAACAGAGTACAATTACTTGTTGAGGGAGATACTATCCACCCCACCCAAAAACCAATAAAACTCTACCAATGGCTTTTAGAAAACTACGCCACCGATGGCAACCTAATTTTAGATACACACGTCGGCAGCGCATCGTCTTTGATTGCCTGTGAAAGTATGGGCTTTAGTTACGTCGGCTTTGAACTTGACAGCGATTACTACGAAGCAGCAAAAAAGCGACTCAAAACCGTGCAGACAAGGCTATTTTAACGTATCTTTGCCCCATGGACAAAACAAAATACTTCGCCACCATAGCCCAACACTCGCACGAGCAGGGCATCAGCCTCAAAGCAAGCTGGCGGCAGCTTGACGGCGGCGAAGTATACGGCAGTTACGAGTCATTCAAAACCTGCCGGCATCGCCACAACAAGCGCCAGCGCCAGCAGCAGCAGCCCGCAAAGAACACGGGGCAACTGATCAGGTTGTCGGATTTGTATTGAGCAGCCGGTATTAGAAGCTTATTAGAAACTAATTAATAAGAGATCTTTAAGAGAGATTTAAGAGAGCAAAGAGTCGCATAGTGATGGTTTTTTCATGTGAATTTGGTTTAGGTTGATGCCGGACAAGTAGTCCGGCATTTTTTTTTGCAAAACGCTTGCACATGTCAGAGCGATGTATGTATATTGCATCACTTTCTTTTCCTAAAGGGTAATTTGTAGCGTTTTTCGCCGGGGCAAACGAGCCTCGGCGGTTTAGCGCGGGGTAGATCAGTTGGTAGATCGCCGGGCTCATAACCCGGAAGCCGCTGGTTCAAGTCCAGCCCCCGCGTCGAGTTGATTTTTTCATACGAATGCTGTTTTTTGACGCCAGCCCGTAAGCTGGCATTATGGCTGCCCCGGAATGGCGTATCTCTCCCCAGCAGTGACGGTTCGACTCCGTCAGCAGCCACCAAAGCCGACGCGGCGCAAAGCCAGCGCGGCAAAGACGCACAGACGGTAACATACATCGCTTCATGCTGATGCCCCGGCCTCACCTTTTGCCGGGGCTTTTTTTATCCCCACCACACCACCGCCCGGCGCCGCATAAAAAACGGTAAACACTAAAACTTGCATACTACCCCGCCGGCCTGTATTTTTACCCCATGTTTCAACGACTATCAGCACGCATACGGCAAATTAGGCCTCAACCGCAGCAGGCCACAGCCACGCAGGCCACCCGCGCAAACTCGCTGGAGAACCCCTCTGTGAGTGTTGCTGAATACGTCGTTGGCATACCTGCCAAGTCCGGCGCAAATGTCACCTACCAGACATCGCTTACAATAACGGCATTCTGGCGGGCAATCAACATCCTCGCTGGTGTAATCGCCTCCATGCCCCTGGATGTGTACGAAGTAGACGACGACGACAACGCCACCAAGCGCCGCCGGCATCCGGTAAGCCGTGTACTGCGCAAGTCACCCAACTACTACATAACTAAATTTGACTTCATGCAGACGCTTGTCACACATCTCAGTGTGACGGGCAACTTTTACGCACGCATCGACAGAGACGTGGCAACCGGCTACGTCAGGCAAATATACCCGCTCGCACCCGAGCGTGTCAAAATGCGCAAAAACGAGCGCAGCCAGCCTACATACGTGTTTACCAAAGAGGATGGCAGCGAAGTAACGTATAGTTACGACAGAATCCTGCACGTTTCAGGCCTAGCTTGGAATGAGCTAAAAGGCCTTGACGTCGTGGACACTTTCAAAGACGTGTTAGGCACAGCCCTCAGCAATCAGGACTACATAGCGACATTCTACGAAAACGGCGCAATGCTGTCAGGCGTTGTAACCGTTCCTCAAAAACTCACCGATGAAGCTTACAAACGCCTGTCATCTTCGTGGAACAGCACATACGGAGG